AAGCGTGCGATTGTAGAAGTTGGGAAACGCAAACAACCAAGGGATTTCGTTCTCTGCTTTTGGGGATACGCACATCGTCCTATTTTCCAAGCACATCCCGAACTTATTCCTGTAGAACCCGGAATTGGGTGTTCAAATGAACCGTGCTGTCCTCAAAACATCTACGAATCGTATTCGATTATGAACCAAGTCTATGGAAAGTTCGGAAAGTCTCCTCACTGGTATGATGCTGTAATTCCAAACTACTTTGATCCTGACGATTTTGATTTCAATAATACTCCGAAGGATTATTTCTTATTCGTAGGTCGCATTATCTCATCAAAAGGAATTGGCATTGCAGTTGATGTAACAAAACGTCTTGGTGTAAAGCTTCTAGTTGCAGGACAAGGTGATCTTGCGTCTGTAATTGGATCTGTTCCTGATCACGTAGAAGTGATTGGGTATGTAGAGCCCAAACAGCGATGTGAACTCATGAAGAACGCGAAAGCTCTTCTGGCACCAACTCATTTCAATGAACCATTTGGAGGTGTTATGGTGGAGGCACTTTACTGCGGTACTCCCGTAATTACATCTGACTGGGGTGGATTCGCAGAGAATAATCTTCACGGAGTCACCGGATACCGTTGTCGTACGATGGAACAATTTGAATGGGCTTGTAAAAACATTGATAAGATCAGTCGGAAAGCCTGTTACGAATGGGCCAATTCTAATTTTAGTCTTGACCGAGTCGCTCTGATGTATGAAGAGTACTTTGAGACACTCACGAAAGTACATGATGGTTCAGGTGGGTTTTATGCTTCAAATCCTGATCGTAAAAATTTGGATTGGCTACTTCGCTATTATCCTACAGTAGAAGAACACTCTTCTCCTTCGGGGGCTGAGGAAGCATACCAGTCTTGCGATATTCCTCAATTTCAGCCCAAACCTGAGTCAAACTCGGAAGACACAAATCTAGCCACCCAGATTGTTTCTTTACAGTTGTAGCTCTCCAGCTTTGAAGAGCCCAGAATGTAATCAAATAGTTATCCCAGTTTTCTCCAAGGACACGATCTTTCCAAGTTGAATAATCTTCGTTGAGCTTGAAATCTTTGTACAATACTTCTCCGGTTTGTTCATGAACAGCAAAGAACGACTTGTATTCTGCCTTTGTGTTCAGATACCCTGCATAATTTAGTTCCTTAAACTCCATCTCAATATATTCACATTCATCAAGTCCAGTACACTCCATCTGGAGTTGCATTTGATGATAATACCCATTGGGAATTGGAGAATCAGATGTAAACTTACGAGAAATTGGACACTTAAATTCTACAAGCTTTCCATACCGATAATCATCGGGATTTTCAGTGAGAATAATACCATCAGGAGAAGCTCCAAGGAATGGGATTGTAGCATGTGGGACACATGTAGTATCTGCGATTGTAATATGATTAAATTGAAGATCGCAATAAATATCTTTTGCGATGGGTTCAAATTGAGTTCCCCAAATCAAAGCACGAGGACCTGCTCCAGGAGCTACATATTCACGAGGAACAAGTTTGGACAGAATCAGTTCATATCTCTGCGTAGGAGTCGCATCAGGAAGACCTTTGTAGATTTCAGACGCTGTTAGCATTTGTCCACGTTTGGTGTGCCAAGCAGCTGTGCGTTGATCATTTTGCCCATAGGTTTCAAGGAGCCATTTCACGCGTTCATGTTTGTTCATTTCTTTGGCTTTATTTCTCTTCTCTAGACTAAAACCGTTTTACAGATTAGACTCCAAAATGAAGCAAATGGAAATCAAATCTCAAGAACAATGGGTACTTGTACGTCTCGAACGATTCTATTCCAATCAAGAAAATGTTCAGAAAGTCAAGGACATTCTGGAGGGCAAATCAAACCTATCACTGCGTCTGGTAGATTGGTTTGTGACGAACTACGCAAAGAAGTTCAATACCACTTTCCTCACAAAATCAAACAAGCACGTGATAGTTTATCTCTCATACAAGTCCCATCTAAAGGCGTACAGCAAAAAAATGTTTGATCCATTCTGTCGTGCAAAGCGCATTAAGTTCCAAGGGTTTGAAACAACTGTCGGTCAGCTTAACTTTTTTGAATGGGCAATTAATGACGATATTCTAGACTATCTTGAAAAGCACTACGACGAGGTTCATGCTGATATGGAGAATCGTCTTAAAGACGAGTCTCATGGAAAGCCTCACAAAAGACATGAACTTTCAAAATCAGCAACTAGCTGCATGCGGCATCATGACGTGCGTGTGACTGTAAAGTTTGATTAACTATGCAAAAGATAAATGTATTCTGCCCTACGGTCGGAACTATATTATTCAGACATCTCTCCAGACGTTGTTGAATATGATGATGATATCGAAGTCTACCAATGGGAATATGATGGACAAACTGTATATCGTGGGACATTTGATCCACGATATATGAAATATAATCTGAATGTCTATTGGTTATATGATAATAACTTAAAGAGGATAGGTCTTGCTGAACACGATGCAGATGAGCCCGAGATTTATGATGTCCTTTGGTTCTACGATAATCCTTTTGCAAGATTTTATCAAGACCCTGAATGGGTATCAACTGGAAAAACAATTTGGTCAATGCTTTCAAATGAAGCATACCAAGATTGTTTAGATGATGATTTCAAAACTGTAGTTGAACGATCGTTATCATCAAACTACAGATTGATTACACCTGAAATGTTAAAAACTACTCCTTCAATTTATGAATGTTCTTCATGTGGAAAACGTTCTTTATCGCCATTGAAAAATTGTAAGGCTGTTTCAAATTTGCCTTACGTTACAAACAGCAATAAGTGTTTATATATTGACGATGAGTTTGTGCTATATACTCATCCTAATGCCCAGCCGCCGTTCGCTTCTTACGAGCCGGAGCTGAAGGAGCGACAGGAGCAGGTGCAGACTCCGTTGGAGTCGTCGGGCGCTGTGAGTCCTCAACAGTCTCTTCACCCTCTCGGGTCTCCTCAGTAACCTCGGTAGAACCACCAAAGAGCTCAGCCGCATCTACATCAGATGAGGCATAGACCTTAGCAGCACGAAGCTTCCAAGAAACACCGAATCCACCGCCAGCCATCGTATAGATGCTGCCAGTTACGGCAACCTGTGCCTGTGCGGACTTCGGGAATACATTTGAGAGAGTGTCAGGAGTGACTGAGAGGTGATTGCCTCGGCTATCCACGATTCCCTTGTTGCCAATCTTTACCTCGCCGTCGTAGACGGGAAGCTTGATATACCAACTGGGAGGATACTTGCCATTCGGCACACGCTCTCCATCAATCTTGTCAGTTGAGACGTTAATGATACGCTTGAAGCTCTCACGAACGCCCTCCTCACTGCGCTTCTTTCCAAACCACTTGGGGCTGTTCTCAATTGCAGCCTGAATAATCATGTTCTCCAGCTCAAGAAGTGAGTTGTAGACATTTGCGACTTCCGTGGTCGCCGTGCTACGCTCAGTGCCATAGGGATCGCATCCGACAAGAGTGTAGCTCAGCGTATGGCTGGTCTCACCCGTCTTTTGATCCACACGGCTCATGTAGCGTACAGGCGCTTGAGGAAGCAGAATCTGAAACGTCTGCTTGGTCTTGTCATCTACACTGTACTTCATATTGATAGGCGCATTGCGTCCATTCTTTGCCATTCCCATCACGAAGGAAACCTTGGAGGGAGAGAAAGTGCTAGCGTTAACGGTGATTTCAGCGGCCATGTTGTTTTTGTTATATGATTGAAATAGGGCTGTTAGATGTAAATCCGTTTTCAATGAACCAAATCAGATTTAAGTACAAATGCCAGCATGTGCTGCGTGTAAAAATAAACAAAGCGATGACAGATGTTCAAATACTGCATTGCAAGGTGTGATGTTCTGTGGTGTTCATTCCAGAACAAAGAATCCGCGAGTTTGGTCAAAGGTTAATGGAATTGACATTAAAGTTCAAAACATTCAAAAAATCTGGAGAGGATATTTGTTACGAAAACGATTACGATTAGCAGGACCAGGTGTGTTAAAAAGATCTTTATGCAATAATGAAGATGAATTAATCACGTTTGAATCGATTAAATTAGTTCATCCATTTGATTATTTTGGATTTGAAGAAACTGGAAAGATATATGGATTTGATATTCGTTCAATTATAG